TTGGGCCGATGCTCCCCTTTGCTATCCCGCCGCCATACCCTGAAGCCGTTATCGCACCGATTGAAGCATCCAGGGTAGATGAGGATGAAATGAATGTGAATACCGACAACGCCGCCGACATCTGTGCCAGTGGGAGAGACAATTGCCCGTTGACATGCCTGTCCGGGTTGGTAAGCGATCCGGAAACTTTAAGCGACGGAAGCTGAATAACGTCTTGCATGTGACGAACGGGATTCGACAATGATCCATAAGCCGACAATAAAGGAAGAACGATGTGCGCTGAAATGTTTCTGCTTGTGCTATCGTTGATCAATTCCAATTGTGCCAGTTCTAACGAGCCACCACCATTGTCTATGGAAACGTTTATCTGGTAGTAACGATAAGATCCGGACAGGGACGGCGTATATGTTCTCATTTCGGAAGGCGTCCAATCGGTTTGATTGGTCACCGTATGCAGAACCGTCCACGCGCCTCCCAAATCGTTGCTGCCCTCCAATGTCCAGTTTTTGGGAGCGTGATAAGTGGCTATTGCGGATACGGTATACGATGTTATTGCGCTTTCGTTACCGGCTCCCAAATCAAATCTTACCCATGCGGGAAAACTGGAACCAGGAGTACAACCTATTGAAGCAACATGATCGAACGCATACCATGGAGCGTATCCGCCTATCTCGCTTGCGTCTGCGACACAGGGAGAAGGCGTAGTATTGCTCGTCATTTGCGGAGTGATATCGAGAGGATTATGTGCGTAAGTTACCATACTTCACCCTGGATTCTGGATTGAGCCCTGGTTTCTTGCCTAGCTTCCCGGCATCACAATGGACGCGGATGACAACGTGATAACCGATCCCGCCGAGATGCCTGCAACATCGATCACGAAATCAGATGTCGCGGCAGTTCCGCACAGGCCGTCGATAACGAAGCTGGAACCATCCGAGCTGGAAAGGCGTGCCCACGCAGAAGTCCCGTTCGATCCCGCCGTGCCGGTAAACGAACTGGTTATGGCTGCGGTTCCATTCGATCCGGCAGCCCAGGAGATCCCGGAAATCTGGCAGATCGTTCCCTGCGTCCCGGAATCACCGCCAGCAGTTCCAGGTTGCGTGCCGCCGTAAATCCTGAGCAGTCCAGCGCTTCCACTTGTCCCGTTGGTTCCGGAAAGCCACGCCGTGGTAACGTTGACAATTTTCGATCTCAAAGGATCGAGTATTTTTAAGTCCATATCGAATCCCTCCCTTATGCCGAAATCGGAACGTTAAGGCTGAACTGGTCGATGGTAAGCGTGGCGCCAAGTACAAGGGATGTGTTGGCGAGAACCAGGTCGGATCCCGGCATGCCCACATTGCCATCGAGTCGTACGCCAGTGCCCGACGTTCCCGATGAACCCATCTGGCCAGTGGTTCCTCCAGTACCCAGAAACCTGAAGTATCCAGCCACGCCGGCAACGCCTATCGTCCCGGACCACACGTCGGAGCTTTTAGGGATCACACCATCCGCCGCAGTGCCGAATTTCAGCCCACCGGTTCCCGAACCGCCCGCGTAGGAACCAGTTGCGACCCGGCAAAGCAGCACCCCGGTTTCCGCCGCGTCGGCTGATACTGGCTGACCGCCGCTGTAGATCAGGATGAACCCGCCGTCGAACATTCCTTTGATCCCACTGTTCCCTGCCAGCCCGGTTCGCATTCCGTTTGATAATCTGATTGCCATGATACTATCCTCCTATTCTAAAGTTACAATGTAGTGTATGGTTCCGTTTATGTTTCTGACCACCGCTCCGCCGATTCCGCTTTTTGGCATAGCGTATCGGAAACAGGTTACGTTCCGTACCTTTCCGTTGCCATCGCCCAGGCATATCCCATCTACCGATGTCCATAACACGTAGTTCCCTGGAAGCCCCTCGTCGATATACTTCCCGTCGATGGATACCCCGGTATACGGGATTGCGCCCTTTCCGAATACCTTGTCCTTGCCAAACTCTTCCGGTACGCCGCCAGCGAGAAACCACGTGACGCCATCGGAAACGTACAGCCCGTTGTCTGCGGAGATCAGCATGGTGATGTCGGATTCAAACTGGCGATACCCGGTGCGGACGTCGTAGTGGTCGCACAACGCATCGGAGATGTAGAGAACGTTCCTCTTGGCGACATACAACCTGCCACGGTAATACGCAATGAACTGGCCGCAGGGAAGCGGAACCTTGAAGGCAAGCTCCGGATCGGTTAGCGAGTACAGGTTTCCGTTGTTGAAATACCCGATAAAGGTAGAATTGGTCAGGTAGATCCGGTCACCCCATTTCGCATAAGACATACGATTATTACCCACCGAACCGATAATGGAAGAAATGGGAGATACGTATCCTGGATTCAGTTTGCACAGGTTCCCGGCTTCCACAAACAGGCACAGCAAGTCACCGTCAGACCATAATGAGTGCATGCTGGTTCCGGAAAGTTTCAAATCGCATCCAGGGCGAGTAGCAACCACGTAGGAATTATCGATATCCAGGTTTTCGATTACCGACATGTCCGCAAGCTTGTGTCCAGCCCGGTCGATGATGGTAGGCGTGCGGAAATACTCCTCCACATTGTTCATGCCGGCGAAGCGATCGAATGCGAATAAGATAAGGCTTTTTTCCATGGATAGGTCCTGCTTCCTTGTTACTTCTGTTACTTCTGTTATTCCTCTTACCCCTACTTTTTCTTCCCGATCCCGTAGCCCTTTTTCTTCGATTTGTCGGCGTTGTGCAGGGCCGCGGCAACCGCCTGTTTCTGTGGATAACCCGCATGGACCATTTCGGAAATGTTCGAACTGACGACTTTTTTACTGGAACCGGATTTGAGCGGCATACTATTCTCCTTTTGCTGCGTTATCGAATGCTTCGGAAAAGTCGTCACCTTCGTCACCATCGTCACCCATATCCCTCTCGTCGCCCATATCACCCGGCTCTTCCGATTCGTCCGGGGGAATGGTGATGGAACGATGACCACCGCCGACTATTTGGATGATGGGATCCAACCCCGCCTCGACATAATCCAGCTTCTTCACCAGGATCTCGAACTTGGTGGATCGCAAAGGGATGACGAGGTCACACTGTGAACCCCAGCGGATCATTCCCATGCGTTCTCCCTGGATAAGGTGGTTGTTCTTGCCCCACGTCTGGATTACGTCAATGTCCCGATCGCCCACCTGTACGATATAGAACCTGCCGCCGATATCGGATGAGTAGAATACCGACACCCTTCGTTCGTTCGAGGTGAGGTAACGTAAATCTGAATCCTTGTACCCGAAGTCGTTCAACAGATCGTTTTCCGCAAGCAGCATACTGATATTGTGGGTGTAGATGAAATTGGTGTAGCGTTCGTCGATGAAATAGGCTGAAGCAGGAACCCGATTGATGTGGACGGAATAGCTTGTCATAAAGATCCCGACAACCAGTGACACCTCGTCGTAGTCCGGGTCATGCAGCATTTCGCGAAGGCTGAAATCCTTGCCTTTGATCTCCAGGAAATCGTTTGGCTTGACTTCAGGCAGTGCGTAGAGGACAACCCCATCTGCCGGAGCCAGAAGGATGGACGGATCAACCATTACCGATCGAAGGGGGTCGCGAAAGAAGTCCTCCGACATCATATCGCCCAGGGAGTGGGATTTCATCTCCTTGACCTGCGGGGTAGCCAGGAATTCCTGGATGGATTTGGTCATGATTCCGCCTCCCAAGAGATGCAGTGAAGGAGGCCGCCCTCCATCGACAGTTCCGCGCAGTTTACCGGCACGATCTCGTGGTTCGGGAACAGGGAAGCGAAGGTGGAAATCGCCTGGTCGTCCTCATCCACGCAGAACACGGGCAGGAAAAGGATATCGGATACTTTGAGGAAGTTGATATAGTATCCAAGCGCCGGGTTGTATTCATCGGCTTTCGGATATTTCTTCCGGAATTCCTTCATGGTAAGTTTGGGGCATTCAGGGTAGGCAAACGGGATCGTGACCACATCCATGCCGGCAGACGAGAGGGCTAAAGACAAGTCGATCTGGTACTGGTTGTAGGCAGGGGACTTCATGATGGAGTAATCGTTCACCAACACCACATTGTCCCTTGCGAATCTTGCAATCCCATCCACATGGCCAAGGGTATCGTCCGGTTCCACGGGGAGAATGACCAACCGTTTGCCAAATCGCGCTTCCAGGATTTGAGCAGTGATTTCACGGGACAGCAATGGGTTGTCGGCAAATACCTTTTCCGTGATCAGGACAGTATTCTCATTCTGCTCTACGTTGCCGCCGTCCAGGTAGATCCCGGAGGAAAGGTAGTTCTTGAATGGAAAACTTGGCCAGAAGGATTTCGGGATATTCAGGTTGTGGTGGCGGATGCGATACTGAAACCTGATAGGCCGGTCCTTTGCGGCAATCGGGAGGTAATCCCGTATCCATAGGTTGGGAGTTTTCAATTTGGTAACGGCAACCCGGCTAGCGATTGCAGAGTAGATCGCAGGGTAGCGAGAATGAAGTGCGGATGAAAGATATAAACCCATTGCTACCACCCCCTGTGGAGCGTGCCTACAAAACATGAAAGCGCCGCACCGGATTTCGCAGCCTCGGACATTTCGATGAAAAGCACCTCCAACCCCAATTCGTTGCAGATGTCCTCCAGCTCGTCGTTCTTTTTCCATTCATCCTTGTAATCGGGATCCCTCTTTTGCATGAACAACAACGACGATGACGTGATGATCAAGTCCGCCACCCTGACTGAATTGCAGATATTCTCGTGGCAGGCTTTCATGGTTACCGGGTGAATCGTGGCTACCTTTTCGATTGCCTTTTTGGTTGCGGATGACATGCCCTCCACGCAGCACATGACGTTTTCCTCGTTCAAGACAAAGAAGGTGCAGTCGAGGTGATAGAGATGCTCATCCTTCTCCTCGATGCTGATCACCTTGGCGTCGTAGACTCTTTCAAGCCAGCGATGCGTCTCGATCTGCGTGCGGAACCCGTAGCCGCCGAAGTAGATGTTGTCACGAAGGTATTTCAGTTCCGGCTCGCCCTCGAATTTGTAGGGTGATTTCACACATTCGTATCCCAGGGCGGCAAGAAACGATCCCGCGGCATCCTCTTCTCCAGCTCTGCCAGGAGCCGTGAAATTGGATAGGATGATGACGTCCTTGTCCTCGATGTGGGGCAGGTAGCAGAATGAATTCACATAGGTCTGGTCTTGCAAACCCTTCTTCGGCGGGATAAGGTAAACCAGGGAATCGCTAGACAACAGCTTGACGAAGTTATACCACTCGCCCATGAACCTCTCGTGATCGATCTGCTTGTCCTTTCCCTTCATCTCCTTCATCCAGATATTGTTGGCGACTTTCGTATCGACGTACATCGGCTGGCAGAGGGCGAATACGGGGAACGGGGACTGGGAGGGGGTGCGATACTTCTCCTGACCCGTGATGTCGGATTGGGTTTTCTTGCTGACTGTACCTCCTATTCCGAATCGGGAAGCTGGACTCATGCGGTTGCCTCCATATGTTTGGTATTGTTTTTGGATATACCTTGTATGCGTTTTATCGATACCTTCTCCATACCTAATATAGTGTTTATTTTATCGATTACCATCTCCGGGGTGATATCCTTCGTGCAGGCGTACTTGGATGGGTTGATACACCAGTCCCAGGAACGATCGATCGGAATGGAAGTGTTATTGAAACAAGGCTTACAACCAACATTCGCTGCGACACGATAAGGTGTCGGGAAACTGTTCCACTTTTCCGCAACGCCATCGATCATGATAACCGGGATGCCCATCGAATACGCAATCCAGGACGGTCCGTGGTTCAATCCGATGTAGAATTTAGCTCCGGACATATCGGTCAGGGATTGCTCGATGGACTGCCCGCAGTGGTTGACGATACGGGATAATTTGGAGTTCTCGTTGGATATGGACACGCAATCGAATCCCAATATGGTAAGGTAATCTATTACTTTTTGCCAGCCGCCCTCACGATTCCAAAACTTGTTCTGCATCGTGGAGAACTCGGAGAAGCAGATGTAGGGTTTGGGTAGGTGGCCGTTGCCGACTGGGATATAGGAATCGTATTTCAGTTTGGCGCGGAGTGGGATATATTCGAGTCCCAGGATATCCGCAGCGACCTTCTGCAATGGTGTCAGCCTCCAGTTGGTTACGTTCTTGTCCGGCTGTTCGTCGAAGCATCCTACATCGTAGGAAGCGTAAACATCGTTCAAGGTATCTCCAGGTGTACAGAAATGGATGTTCGGATAATCCAGGATCGCATTCCACCATGTCGAGCAATGAACGATGCAGCCATGCTTTTTCTGGAATTCGGAGACATAGGGTATCCATGCCAGGGTGTCGCCGAGAGCTTTTGATTCCATGCTGACCATCACGTTTTTGCCAGCGAAATTCAAATGGTGGGTGAATACTGCCTTTCCATCCAATTTTGCGGTGATTGTCCAGTCGGCATAATACTTTTTGTTTGGCCGGGACCATTCGCCAACGATTTGCTTCAGGGTGTAGTTGTTTCCATCGATCGGTTCGTTGTAAAAGACATCGTAGACACGTTTGGAAATCCCAGTGATAAGAAGATACGGTCCTCCAATGAAATTGCACTGGAACATGTCGTCCGGCCATGCGTCTCGATCCACCTGGTCGAATCGGTTGCCTAACTGGATGTCCAGGTATTCGATATTCGATGCGCCCAGGATTTCGTTCGCCCGGGTGTAGAAGAAATACTCGCTGGAAAACCGTTGATCTCCATACAGGTTTCGATATTCGTCCCAGGTTTCCAGGCGGGGATAGAGTTTGTCGAGGGATTCGATCTTTCCAGCACAGATCTGGCCGCCACAAGTCAAGGGATTGTTGTCCCAATGGGTGGAAATGAAATCCTTTGTCGATGCGTTAAACTTCTCCAGGACTTCGGGAAGATCGATTTCCGTATCGTAGCACATGTGGTACAGCCAGTCCCATCGTTTTGCGCCAAGGCAGAAATCAATAGCGTTGCGAACGTTGTGCAGGCCGGCTAAAGCGTGGCAGGGAATGCTGGATTTGGTGGTTTCTATCTTACCTTCCGGAGTCCGACGCCAGTATTCCGGCATGTCTCCCCAGGACAGAATGTCGCGTTTGTCGTAGATGTAGTAGTCACACTGAAAGATAACGGATTCCGGGAGTGGGACGTGGGAGACAACCAGTACCGGATACCCGCATTCCTTCACCTGCTGGATGGATTCCATAAGGCAGGATAGTTTCTCTGGGGACGTCGGGTGGGTATCGATGGAAAACAACACGCGGCGAGGAGAAGCCGGTGCAGGAACTGACTTCGCGGATAACTTTTTGGATAGCGTCGCGGATGGCTTCGAAGGTAGCGTCGCAGACATTGCCTTGTATGCTTTCCTTGCCGCGGATTCCCAGGAAAACTTTTTGCGGATGCGTGTGGATTCCAACCTTGCCATGCGGGAATAGAAATCATGGTTCTCATAAACTTTCCTCATCAGGTCAACCAGTACGTTCCAATCCGGTTCCGCCCATTCTCCCGGCACGTCCCAGTTCCCATAGATCCCAAACGGCTCGATCAGTTTGCGTATCGGTACAAGAATGCCACCGCCAGCGTATTCAGTGGAACCCCCAAACTCGGAACTGATCGCAGGTACTCCACATGCCATTGCTTCGATGAGAGGCAAATTCCATCCTTCCGACCGAGCACAGGTAACAAAACAGTGGACTGATTGTAGCCTCCGGACGTATGCCTCTCGCGATTCAAAGTGAATTGGGATAATCCTTGGGTCGAGCAAGCCATATCGTTCCAGCCTTTCTTCGGTGGATTTGCAGTCGTCGGATGGGAAAAGGGTGTCGGCGGACAGGTACAGGCGAACGTCCTGATTACGGGGAAACGCACGGAGGAACGACTGGCAGATTTCGATTGTGGATTTCCTGGGTTGCCACTGGCCCACGTGGAGGAAATCGAAGGTGGATAAATGCGGGCGGCGGCCAAGAAAAGGATGGAAAACGGAAGGATCGACGCCTTCGGGGACAACATCGATGAATGATTCGGGGATGCCTTGAGCGACGTTGCAGTCTTTCTGCCACTTTGACGGAACCCACAACCGATCGTAGTTTTTCAGGTTGGAAACTAACTGATCCGGATACTGAGTGCTTTCCCAGACGGTGTACAGGATACTCGGATGCGGCGGGAAGATTTTGGTTTGCGATGCGGTGACCACATCCAGCAACGACAGATGAACATCCCCCACGCCGTTGAAATTCACATTGACCAGTTTGGATAATTGTTCGATCAGTCTGGACGCGTGGACTCCAAATCCCGTTCTTTCATTCAGTGATCCGTAAAACGCTACCTGCTTGAACATGCTTCCTGTCATAATCTCTATCCTCCCTCTTGCGGATTAAAGACCCTCTGTTTCAAAATCCCCGGGAAGAGCTGGTGAGGGTTTGCCAGCGTTCGGTTGCGAGCCTATTCCCGGGGCTGTGTGTCGCCTATGCCATACTATACCATACTGTACTCACTTCTTCTCCGGATAATCCTCTCGTTTCGCCTGCTCGATCTGCATCTCGCCCCGCTTCCATGACGCGATACCCAGGATGGCTCCAGGAATCGCAAAAAGGGTTGAAAAGGCCCCGATAATCATTGGTATGTTTCCCAGAGCCGCGGAGTCCTTGTTGATTACCGCGTTCCAGGCGATGATGGAAACCAGGATGCAAACCGCGATGAATGCCGTTCCGGAAGCAAATCCCCAAAATGGCCGCCATGACGACGTCCACCATTTCTCGGCTTTGGCTTCTACCTGCATCGTGGAATTTACGGCCTGGATGGTTGCGGTATCTGCGGCTATGGCTGCGATCTCGACGGACACCTGGAGTTTCTGGAGTTCGAGCTTGTTGTCCATCTGGTACTGGGCAAGTTTCAAAGCGGCCTGGGGATCGGTTGCGACGGCTTGGGCGACGGCGTCCTGGGTAGGCGCGACACCGAGAGCTGTAGCCGCTATCCGTAACCCGGTTGAGGCTAGGGCCCCTACCGCCGTTCCCGCTGGACCAAACAGGGAACCAATCAAAGGAGCAGCCGACGAGATTGCATTTATTGCGTCAGACCACTGCATATTGCCTCCTTATATGTGTCGTCCATTATCCTTTGCATCGCCCCACTTTGGATTAGGATGGTCATTTTCTCCAACCATTCCTTTTCAAACTCCGCTTGCTCTTGAGGGGTACTGGTAGCATCATCGTAAACCTCATCCATCGTCAACCCTCCTTGAATACCTTCATGTAATCCAACACCCTCTTGACGTAGAAATCCTTATCATGGGGATCGCAGAAATGACTCGTGGCCTCCTCGATGGTCTTGTACCGTTTCAACAACAACCAGAGAAACGCACACCCGCAGGCGACATCCGCAACCTCTTCGTCCGCGTTGGCCATTTCCTGCAACAGGTCCTTCATGGCGATACTTGACATGTTGAACACGCCTACGCAGCTCGTGGGGGACTTCTGGTGGATGCCAAGGGTGGATTCCGTCATGGCGATCGAGGTGGCCCACACGGGATCGATTCCGACGGCGGCAGAGATTTTTACTATCAGGTCACGGACTTGTTTTTGCTTGTCTAATAGGTTCATTTCATACACCCGCAAAATACATGATCAGACCGAATGCGATTGGGACGAGAAGCCATGCCATAATCAACCCCTTCCGACGCGGATGTTCCCCATATGGCTCCAATCCCCAAAGAACAGGGTAAGAAGCCACAACACGACGGCCACGATCACCACGATGTTGATGATCTTGAGTATCTTTCCGTCGATGGGGATATAGGTGGTCACCAACCAGAGCACGACTCCGATCACGATCAAGATAACGACTAACTGAATTAACGGCATATGTCCTCCAATCATTTTAGAGATAAGATGACCGAAACGATCGCGGTCACTAAACCAACAGCTCCAACTATGTATCCCCACAGGGCATTGTACCCGACAGATTTACCTGTTCCCATATCCTTTATCATCTGCAGTTTCTTCATCTCTGTAACCAATTCGGCAAGCATTGGATCCGCCATGGCCTGCTTGCCAGATCCCACATATGATGATTTTTCCAATGCGGATATCCGTTCTGCCAACTGTCCCGACATCGTTGCAAGCTGTGAGGCCACCGTGGTCGCCGTTGTGGCAACAAGGGCACGAAGAGTTTCGGCACTGGCCACCGCCTGATTGGCCAACACCGCAGCCTGTTGAGAAACCCGATCGCTGGCAATTCCCACTGCCGCCACATCCACAGCGCGAATGGCGTCGATCCTTTTAGCTTCAGCCATGGAAAGTTTTTCCTGATACATCGCGTGAAGTTTCGCAACCTCCTTGGTGCGAGAAGTCTCTAGAGACAAGAGCTCCTCAATTCTCCTACTCTCCGAGACACGAAGGTCATCTAATCTTCTAACCGCCGCCTCAACCAGTAAAAGAACATTCGCGGTGGGATCGACGACCGGTTCTCCAGAAGAGTCAACTCCTATACCTGATGGCACATCACTTTGGTGTTTTGTGGTCATTATAGCACCAGATCTTTTTCCATTTCGTCTTTCCCTCGCTTTTCGTTTCGCCCCAGGGTCAGGCGGTTTTTATTTCCAAGTACCCGCTTATGTACTGCCACGGAACACGCCCAGGATATGGGTCATACTCTTTCCGATCCCAAAACAAGATCCAGTGGCACTTTTTAACACCTTCTGACCGGACCTTGGCAATACACCGATTCGGAACATACTGAGAATATTTCTGGTCACGGAAAATCCTTCTGTTTTTCGGCAGTCTTGTCTGTTCCCGTGGTATGTTGAATCCCCGATCGTTCAAAACCTTGGAAAGCATCGGACCGCTTGTACATCCTTTTGTCCTCAAAATCTCAATCGCTCTCTCAAGAGAAACACCAAGGATCATGGCTATGCAAGCCTGACCACATTGAGAGGAACCTTTAGGTTGGTAAACATGTTCCATAAATTACCTGCCTATATTGAACGGATAGAGCGAATCCGGCAATCTCATATTGTGGATACCATACGCCGTCTCGTTGATCGCCCACCCTCCCAGGAACACGGTCCGGAAATACTCCTCGTAATTAGTTTGCCATGACACCGGTAACCACACCTTCGCATTGGGTCCATAATGGGCGATCACCGAACCCACCGCGGCCGTCAGAGGGAACCAGATCGCAATCGTCGTGTCGCTCGGATGAGGACCGATCACGGGGTTAAGCTCGCTCATCCCCGGATGATCCTTGATCTGAAATGTCTGGCTCATGTCCACCGCCGTGGCCACCGCCGCCCATGCCGCCATGGTTAGTTCTGTCTTCGTCCAGGGCTTGGTTTCGACACAACCCAGCATGGAAAGAGTCAATATGGCAACAATAACGGTTTTCATCGCACCACGTCCACTGTATAGATTCTTGATCCGTTCAAAACAAAATTCTCCAGACTCCCTTGAATCCACTGCGATACTCCCGGAGTGTTGCCGGTCGGCGTGGTGTAAAGGAGAAGGCCGGTTGCTGTGGGGCGAAGAATTCTTCGCCGTGTGTAATTATCAAAAAATGTCTCATCTCCGGGTGCGTTGATTTTTGCGTAATAGCCAAAATTAACCGTATTTACAGTAACGGTTAATGTGTTAACGTATGTTGCCCATGAAGTTGTCGTTGTTACAGATGATGATGGGGATTTTCCTTCGATTCTGAGTTCCCCCGTTGCCACTCTTTTGAAATCAGCACTTATTTCATACAATCCCCTGACAACGGGCGCACCGGCAGAACTTTCTGCATACTTAGGAGCTGCTGCCGCTGTAGCGTGTAACGCATAGCTTCCCACGCTTTTGTCAGATGATATTGACTCAAGCGTCCCTCCTGCAGTAATTCCCCACCCGGTAGTCGCATTTGCCTCGTTTGCATTGGGGTCACTGGCTGCATTAGCTGAGGTATGCGTCTCTACATCCAGCACTTTCCCCGCGCTCTGCCTCGCATACGCCTTGAACAGATTCCCCGATCCGTCCCGCACGTAGATGGCGGGGGCGATGTCGGTGCGGTAAACCTTGATCGAGACTATAGTACTTGTATTGAATCCGGTCTGGACGTTAGCCATGCCTCTAATTGTTCCGTTGTAAGAGGTATAGAGTTTGAGGCCCGTTATCGGAACGTCAGTCAGAAGTCCGGCAGATAATGAAGTTGCGGATAGCGTATTGTGTGCTCCGTTTATGGAGGTAATTAAAAGTCTGGTCGGATCAGTTCCGTTTCTGACCGTGAAGTATCTTGTTTTTGTCCCTATCGTAGTGTACTCAGGAGAGTCGTTTGAAGAACCAGAAACATATCCACCCGCACGAACAGTTATTCCGCCAGAGGTTCGACTATCAAGCACCAAGACAGTCTTAACAATCTTGCCTACTGTTCCAGTCATTGGGCCATCTTTAAACACGCCATTATACTGAGCCGCATCAGTAGCAACGATCTTGGAATTGCCACCACTATTTACACTCCAGTCTGCGGAAACAGAATCCCACGATCCGACGTTATCAAATCCTGGATCGGGAGATAATTCAGTAAGATTCTCCCCACCCCCGGCCTCTCCCCCGTAGGCCAAGGCGGTTTTCCCGGCGTTGTCGGTGAACAAAACCTTGAAAAGTGTATTCCCGCTGGCCCCGGCATAGGCTGAGAAATCCACCGTGTCATGGAAGAACATAGCGGTTGACGTAGTATCAAGATGGGTAGTTCCCGCTGTGACGGTCTGGTTAAGAATCACCTCCCCGAAGCCGTTGCTGACGGTAGGAGCAAAGTTACTCAACCCGAAGTTGGGCGTGATCGTGCAAGTGAAGGTCACGGCGTTGTAGTTGAACCCGGAGTCAACGCTGGTTGTGGTGAAGTAGAATCCCTGGGAACTGGGGGTAAGAAACTTATACAGATTTCCCTCATCGAAAAGCATTGTTCCGGATGTGGTTGTGTTTTTTTTAATGTAGGATGAAATATTCGTTCTGTCTGCTGTCCACAAAACAGGTCCGATCAATGACCAAGTAGGTAACGATGTTGTCGTGGCCGATTCAATAGTCCCACTATCCGTGTTATTAATGGAAACAAGGGAATTCTCGTTCCCCGATGATCCTGACTTAACATACACACCCAACCCATATAAAGCCCCTATCTCTACAGTGTTGTTTTGCAAAACCGCAACCATTGCAGCTGCACCCGTCATAATTTCCAAACAATTTCCGGATTGGCCACCAGCTATTGAGGCAATAGAACCGCCAATTCCGGCTTCTGTCCATCCTGTAGTGGTATCGAAAGATGGATTTGTCAGCAAATTGTTTCCATACGTCTCCCCGCTCCCCAACTGTCGCGTCGGGACCACAACCATATTCTTCCCGGCTCCGTCGTTGATGCTGATGGAGAAGCCAGCCAGGGCAGCGTCACGCATCTGAGGCCAGGAGGTATTGTCGATTTGAGTGGCAAATCTGTAACCGGCCATGTCAGAGATTTGCATCCCGACGTTGCTGACGGTGTAAGGCTGAGGGTTGACGTAATAACCCCCTGTGGCTAGGTCAGCCTGCAAGGTCTGGGCGGTGAGGTGGGCAAGTTTTGTCTGGCCACCGAGTAATGGGTTATTCATAACCGTTTTCCTTTACAAGACAGGTGTATCACCGGAAGGCGTGTCACCGGGGACAGGTTCTTTTGGAGTCTTGGCATCCACTATAGTATTGTCATCCACCAATGGAGTCTTGACATCCACCGACTTCTGGGCTTCGATAACCGTTTCCCTGTCCGCGTTCTTCTGCGCGATGGCGTCAGCCACCATCTGGGACAGTTCGGCCACGTCATCCGGATTCGCCTGCCTGAGCTGAATAGTTAATATTTGCTCATCATGATCGCGCTTGGGGCCGATGAATTGATTCAGCTTGTCAATAACGATACTCTCTACCGTCATGCCGGAAAACGCCAAAAGACCTTCATAATTGTCATCCAACGTAATCGTGTGTTCCATTTTTAAGCTCCTGTATCCGTAAATAATCCTATTTTTCCGAGTGTCCGCCATACACCGCCTGTATTGTCCCATACAAGGGATAGCGATGTTCCCGCCGCTCCGTCTGAGGTTAGTTTATTTCCCCCGGTAAGCAGTGTCCCGTCATTGTCTATCTGCTGGCTATCATTTGGTTTGACATTGTACACAACCGCCACTATCGCCCGAAAAGTTACCATGTATCCATCGAGACCCGCCGCACCGGAAGGCAGGTTGATGACAGACGCGCTGGTTCCTACAAAAACAATGGCATTATTTACTTCTGTCGAAAGAAGGGTAACAGGAGTGCTGGTAATGGTTTTCGGTATGCTTGCCGCCGACCCTCCGCCAGAACCGACAATCGCTTCCAGTTTCCTTAACTTGTCCCATCCCAGTTTTATGGTTGTCATGGTCGCATCCTCCTTTTGCCTGCTTTCTATTGCATGATGAGTTCGGCGGATACGATGCTATCCTTGCCCGCCGTTCCGGACCCGGTTTGCGTGGCGATGATTTTCATAAACGCCATCAGTTCCGGTTCGAAAGTGAGGATGTCCGATATGGACCCGGTGCCGAAAGTCCCTATTGCAACCGAATTGGATGGGGAAACACAGGTCCCTGCTTCGTAGGATGCTCCGACGTAAGTGAAGACAGTCGTACCTGCAGTCCCGGAAGTTCCTGCACCCACTCGGGCGGCAATAGCAAAGAACCCGTTGTTGGCTGCGTAACGTAAATCGATTTGTGCCGATGTGGCTTTGTCTCCTGCGGAAAGGGATTTGTTGGAGAAAAGTGAAGTGGTAGTGATTCGTGCCATGGTTCGCACCTCCAGGTATTGTTTAGGCGGATACGCCGCCATACGATATTGGGATAAGGATGAAAAAGAGCGTTCCGGGAAAGGAAGGCAGGTACAATTCCCGGGATGAAAGCTGCGTAAAGATTACGGAAGCAGTGTTCCTGCGGTTCCCATAGCTCGTTGAGCCGTGCCGGCATAGCCCGCGGATGTCGCTTTGTATGCCGTTCCCGCGTTACCGGCAGAGGTCGCAAGGGTTGCCAGGGCTACCACGCCGGCAGTGCCTACTGTTGCCGCAATGCCAACGTTGGTTACGTTGGTTACGTTTGCGATTGTGAGGCTGGACAGGACTTGGGTAGTCCCGTTCTGCAGATCCTCGATCATCTTTTTTACCTTGAGTATGGCCATGAGAATTCTCCTTTGCTTTATTGATTTAACTACCAAATTGTCGTGGCTGCATCCGTTGGGACTGGGAAAGGGTTTTCCGTATCCTTTCCGCATGCGCGTTGGGAGCGGGACCGAACTGTGCGGAGAATCGATCCGAATAGACTTTTGCCAGGTTAAGGTTGATAGTGTCCGAATCCGGCTTCATAAACGCCAGGTGCGCCGCCCAGTCGCAAATCCCTTCTTCGTACTTCGGATCGATCGATGGAGAAGTGGAAAGGGTGATCGGAAGCAGCGGAAGACGGGATATCGTCAGGTAAACGGTATCGTTGGCGGAAGGCGACGGGATAAGGGTTAAAGTATTTGTCGGCTCGTTCTCGAAGCAACAGGGGAATCCGTTCGTTCCCGCAGTTCCAACGATACCGCCAGTCCCCATCCATCCGGATACCAGGTTGTCCAGGGACGAACGAGATACCGGCCCGGACAATGGAACCGTCATGGAACCCAACTGACAACGCTTAACCTGAAGGATTTTGGGGGATAGCTGGTAGGTTGCCTGACCTGCGATGACGGGCAGCGTGCAGAGAGGTTTCACCCCCATCGTGCTTGCGGTTCCCGCGGTGCCTGAATCCGATGCCGTGGATGAATCGATGATCAGGTTCGCGCGCCGGCACGCCTGGATCTCCGCGTAATTCAGGAAGGCGAGGATCTCCAGGTCCGACCATAGATACGGAAGCACGTTGTCATCCAGAACGGAAATCCGCATGTAGGCCAACAATTCCTGCCCGGTTGACATTGCCTATCCCTCCCTATTCTCGGTTGACATTGCCTATTTCCTCCCCTATTCCTTCCTGTCCCATGGTTCGTCAGAGGGAAGATTAGGGTTGGATGATGCGATGACTTCCGGCGCGGGGATGACAGGCTTTCCCACGTCCTCCTTGATCAACGTATAGGTGATTCGGGGAATGTTCCGTTTGTGGTCCTTCCCGTCGTCGCCCTGGACGGTTTCGGTACGGATGCGGGTATCGAGCATCTTGCGTACCGGCCGCGGAATATCGATCTCAACGCCTGGTTTGCACAGGAACGAAAATCCGTTCAAGGCGAAGAACATCCCCTCCTTTGGGATTTCCATTGATTCGTGGATAACGATACGATCACGCGGGTGACCTTCCGGGGTCGTGAAGAACTGTTCCGGGTGGAGTTCCTGTTCGGTTTTCTTTTGCTGAGCCATTTTAATCCTCCATGGCGGGTTAAAGGTGGGTGAGAGAGTCAGTCGGCGCTGAGTTCCTTCCTTCTCCCCCACCCACTGGTGCAATGGTGCACAACGGGTTAATAGTTATACGGCATGCAGTTCAGGTCCTGGTATGTCGAGGTCCCGTTCGTGCCGCCGAGTGCGCCCGCATTGAATGTGACTACCGTGGCCGCCGGTGCGTTCAAGGTAAGGTATCCCAGTGCGCAATATCCGTCCGGGAGGTCGGGAAGCTTGGCTCCGGATGCGTTGGTTGCCGCGTCGGCTGCACTGAGGAACACTCCTTTATCGACTACGTTGCCCGGACCGATGACGGTGCCAGAAGTACCGGTTCCCGTACAGACCAGGAATTTAGCCAGGGTATTCGTCCCCATGGTTCCGGAAGGCATGCGAAGGTTGTTCTGCGCGATTACCGAGGACTGCACTCCGTTGATGATAACGGTGAGAGCGTTGACGATCTGGACACCGCCCGTGGAACCGTCTGCGAGGCCCGCAGTGATCAGTTGTCCCTGTGTTCCGTTCGAGCCGCCGATGACGCGGTTGGCGATTCCCTGGAGGGAACGTCTGGTTGGCGTGGATCGGAAAGCGTCGTTTATTTCAAAACGCCTGTCGTTGATGTTGATGCTCGGTGCATCGAATTTGCGATAATTCATTGTTGATCCTCCATAAAAGTAAGTTGCGTAGTCCTGGACTTCACTCTTCGAATCAGGCGGGCCGGCCAGGATGAGCAGCCCGTATAAAATGCTATATGCTCGCCAACTTACGAGACACAAGCATGCAGTTTTCTGTGACAACGATTACAAAGGCTGATAAGATTGTCCTCTGTATCATTTCCGCCATTACGTCTAATTTCTTTGTGGTGAATGTGCAAACCGTTCCCGTCGAATCCGCAAGTCTGGCAACAATACCCATCGCGTTTGAGAACCTTCTGGCGTAACCTCTTCCAAAACGTACTCGTGTAGAAATCGTTCCCACCAAATTGATCCGGTGGAAAAGTATGGGCTTCATAGTTGCAATGCTTGGAGCAATACTTCCCACCATTTTTTTTGATTTCTGATTGTTGTCTCCAGAACTCTTTTCCGCATTGAACACACTGTCGCAAAACTCTTTTACAGAGTGGCCAATCTGCAGTCTTGGAACGAGCTGTTCTACACGCCATCGAACAGCAGATATTGGAAGATGATGGATTGACCTTAAATGGTTCCTCGCAATAAGCACAGACTCTTGTTTCCTCAATAACTGCGGATTGGTTTGCGCATTCATACGAGCAAAATTTCCTTCTTTCGGAATGGCATGGATGGTCAAAAAATGATTTTCCGCATCGTTGACATTTTCCTTCGACCTTATCAACTTTTGTTGCGTCTTGTCGGTGAACATCCGCACATTCCTTTGAACAATATTTTGCCGTTTTACTTCTTATCGGGGGGACCTTGAATT